TCACAGCCTGCGCGCGCCCAGTGATACGGCGCGCGCCAGCACCTGGGCGATCTGGGCTTCCGACCGCAACAGGCCCGGCGCTCCCCCATCGACGCGGACATTGACGGTCACGCCGGCGCTGCCGGCGGGTTCTATCGTCCCCGCGCCCGCGGGCCGGAACACCTCCGGACCGCGCTCGCCGACCAGGTAGGCGCCGCCGCCCGCGACAGATCCCCCGTCCGCTCGCGACCCTGAAAAAATCGTCCGCACGGCTGCGGCGATGGCGTCCGATAGCCCTCCTACGCCGCCCGATCCCGCCGCGGCGTTCACCGCCGCCAGCATCGCCCGCGCCAGTTCGGCCAGCGTCACCTCGCCATCCGCCGCCGCTTGCGCCAGCGACCGTGTCAGGCTCTCCCCGGCCCGGCCGAAGGCATCCTCGATCGAGGCCGCGGCCCGTTCCGCCGGCTCCCGCAATCCCTCCAGCGCCGCCGCCGCCTCGGCCGCCTTCATCGGCACCACGTCCAGAGCGGACGGTTCGAAACTGTCAGTCATCCGGCCAAGTCTCCGCCATCCGCATCAGATCGGCGCGCCCGATCGGCGCCGGGTTTGCGGGCGCCTCGGTCAGCATCCGCCATTCCTTCAGCGACAACCGCCAGAACGCCTCGGGCCCGACGCCCAGCATCGCCGCGGTCCGCGCCATGCCGCTCCACGGCGTCTTCATGCCGACGCGGCGAAGGCCCGGGCCACCGCCTCCGCCGCCGCGCGCGGGTCGATCTCGGCCCGCTCCAGGCCCGCCGCGAGTTCCCGCTCTCCGCCGCCGCGCAGCAGTGCGGCCAGCACCGCCATCAGGTCCCGTCCGGACAGCGCCCGCATCCGCTCCGCCAGCGCCCCGACCGACTCCAGCCCCAACGCCGTCTCAATCTCCGCCAGCGCTCCCAGCGTCAGGCACAGCCGCCGCTCGGCCCCCGCCAGCATCGCCGCCGTCTCGCCCCGCGCACCGTTGAGTCCCATCACAGGGCGCCGAATGTCACTTCACCGGCGCTGGCCAGGCTGATGGCGAACGTCGCTTCGCCCTCATACTCGCCTGCATACTCCAGCGCGGCGACGAGGAAAGGCCCCTCCAGCACGCCGAAGTCGGGCACGACCAGGCGCCACGTCCGCGGCGCCTGGTTGAAGAAGGCTTCGCGGATCAGGGCGTCCGACGTCGCATCGCGAAAAATCCCCTGGCCCGCCACGGCCGCCGACCTGACGCCCGCCCCACCCAGCAGCTCGCGCCAGCGCCCGGCGCTGTCGCCGTCGGTGGCGTCCACGGTCCGGGCGTTCAGGCTGATCGTCCGCGCCCGCAAACCCGCCACGGTCGTGAACGCGCCCGGCGTGTCCTCGATCTTGAGCAGGATGTCCTTGCCCCGTTGCGCCGCCATGTTCAGATCTCCTCCGTGACGGCGCGCACGCGCAGCACCGCAAATGTCCGCGCCCCGTCGGCGCCCGGAAACACGTCCGCGAACGCGACCCGCAAGGCGGCCGTCCGCACCCCGTCGGCCTCCACCACGGCGTCCGCCAGCCGCAACCGCACCGCCGCCAGCACCGCCTTGGCCTCCTCCGTCCCCCGGAACCGGGACACGACCGTCAGCGTCAGGGCATGCTCGACCCCGCCCCCGTCCGCCCGCACCGGCCGGCTTTCGCTGCGCCCGATCAGAAGGTGGGGAAACCCCGGCCCCTCCGGCGGAGCATCCCAGATCCGCGCCGGCGCGCCCAGCAGCGCCTGCACCGCGGCATCGCCCTTCAGATGTGCGACGAGCGCCTTCTGCAGCGCCAGTTCATGCGCGCTCATCGCGTCCGCTCCAGGTTCAGTATCGCCTGCCCGCCGACGGTCTCGCCCGAGACGATCCGCCAGTCGCCACCCCCAAATCTCAGCATCCGGCCCGGCGTCAGCCGCACATCGGCCCGCGTCTCGGCGGTCACCGTCTCCACGACGCGCCGCCCGCCGGCCTCCGTCTTTTCTCGCCGCCGCCGACTCCCCAGCTTGAGCCAGGCAGACCCCAGCGGTTCCCAGTTGACCGCCCGTCCGCCGTAGGGCGTCTCGGCCTCGACGCCTTCGAACAGACCCGCCAGCGCCCTCACAGCCGCACCACGCGAGACGGCGCGATCCACGCCTCGACGGGCGCGATGGGCATCTCCCGATCACCCCGCTCGTAGGCGCGCAACACCAGCATCAGAATTGCCAGCCTCAGCGGCGCCGGCGACGTCGAGGTCAGGGCCAGCCCGACATCCTCCGCGACCCGCGCCCGGGCCGCATCGATCAGCGTCTGGATCAGACCATCCTCGGCGTCATGCTCGACGCGCAGGAACAGCTTCGCCTCCGCCAGGGTGACGGGTGCGGTCATGGGATGTCTCCGATGTTGGAAGGGAGGCGGCAGGCATCAGTGAACAGGCGACACGGTTCGGTCCCCCGCCCGCCCACTGTTGCCTGCGGCCTGTCGTCTGCTGCCTCGGCTAGCCTCAGCTCGCCGCGAACTTCATCACCTTGATGGCGTCGAAATTCTGCACCCCGCCGCCGACGCGCTTGGTCGTGTAGAACAGCACATAGGGCTTGGCCGAATAGGGGTCCCTCAGCACCCGCACCCCGGCCCGGTCGACGATCAGATAGCCGCGCTGGAAGTCGCCGAAAGCGATCGCCGCGCTGTTGGCGGCGATGTCCGGCATGGTCTCGATCTCGGTCACGCGATAGCCCAGCAGGCTCGCCGTCTCGCCCGCCCGCTGCGCCGGCTGCCAGATGTAGTTGCCGTCGGCGTCCTTGAATTTGCGCACCGCCGACACTGTCTTGCGGTTCATCACAAACCGCCCGTTTGGCCGGTACTGGGCCTTGGGCGCATAGACCAGGTCGATCAGCCGGTCGGTCGGACTGTTCGGGGCGAACGCCCCTGCCGCGCCCGACGCCACATGGCCGATCTCGCCCCAGACGGCGCTGGCGTCCGCCACGATCGGATAGCTCAGAAAGCCCTTCGGCTTGTTGACGCCGTCCCCGGTGACGAAGGCCGCGGTCTCCTGGGCCGCGAAGGCGTCCTCGACCTCGGCCGCCAGCCATTCGTCCAGGTCGATCAGGGCGTCGTCCAGCAGGGACTGGGTCGCCGCCGGGTTGGCGTACAGATCGGCCGAGGGGAATTCCAGCAGCGCCAGGGTGGCGGGGTCCGTCTCCGGTCTCGCCGCCGTCTCGGCCACCCAGCCCGAGGCCACGCCCGCCGTCGACACCGGCTTGCGGAACACCCCGGCGCCGACCGTGCGCACCGTGGCGATCTCACGCATCGGCGATCCGGCCATCAGCCGCCGCTCGATGGCCCGCTCGGTCTGTTCGGGCACGACATAGCCGGCCGAGTTCGACGCCGTGCTCAGTCCCGTCTTCAGCTCCAGCCCGAACGAAGCGCCCGTCTTCAGATAGCCGTCGAAAGCCGCCTTCTCCTCCAGTCCTCCGCCGTTCGGGGAGAATGACGGGACGGAGGTTTGCCCCAGCTCCGGTCGCCGCCCTTCGCTCACCACGCGGTCAAGCCGCGCCTGCGCCGAAGCCACCGCCTGGTCGATCCGCGCCACCTTCTGTTCCAGCAGGGTGTCGGCCGAGGCCTTCTTCTCGATCTCATCCAGCCGGGCGTCGTTCGCCCCTTTGAACGCCTCGAACGCCGCCATCATCTCGTGCATGGCGGCGCGCGCCTCCGGCGTGGCCGGGGCCTGTTTGGTCTCTTTCATTTTTGCTCCAGTTGAAGGGACGGCGGGCATAGGCCAACCGTCATCGTCCGGGCGTCCCGGACAGGCCGCTGACACCCGGAGGCGTCTTTGGACTTCACGAACCCTTGAATGCGCGGTCCTCCCCGCACGACCGGGTCCGGATCCCGCTGAGCGGGACCCTCTCGCCGAGCCGCTATCCGGCGCGCCGGCGGTTCACCGGTTGCGGCGGCTTCCCGATGTCATCGTCGCGGCGCGCGCCACCCCGAACCGCGCGCCTGGCAGCATCGGGAACGTCACCAGAGACACCTCCCACAGATCCACCTCGACCAGCACCCGCAGCCGCCCCTCGCGACGCGCCCGGCTGCTCCGAAACCCGATCGACAACCCGTCCAGCGCCCCTGCCCCGGACAGGGCCCCCGCGAACCGCGCCTCGGCCGACCAGTCCATGATCCGGCCCTGAACCCACAGGCCGCGTTCGTCCTCGACCATCCGGTCCCAGACTCCGACCACCGCCCGGTTCTCATGCTGGTGCAGCATCCGCACGCCCCGCGCGCCCGTCCTGGCCAGGCTGGCGGAGAAGGCGCCCTTGGCGACGACGTCCCCGTTCAGATCGGCCACACCCCACAACGAAGCGTAGCCTTCGATCCTCAGGCCTGCATCGGCCCCGGCGAGCGCCGTCATCCGCGGCGTTCCAACCGGCGCTCGACCCGCTCCACGGCCGCCCGCGTCGCCACGCTCTGCTCCTCCAGCCGCGCCAGCCTTTCGGCCACCAGCCGCTGCTCGGCGACCCGTTCCTCAAGCGTCGCGATCCGGGCCGCCGCCCCGCCGGCCCAGACCAGTCCGCCGATCGTCTGCAGCGCCAGCGCCCCGATCAGCGCCACCGGAACCTTCTTCAGGCTTTCCATCAGTCACCCAGCCCCGCCATTCGCCGCCGCTCGTCATCGGTCAGGAAGGCCGCCGCATTCAGTCGCGCCCACAGCGCGTCCCGCTCGGGCTGCAACGCGGGCAGCGCCTCCAGATCCGCCTCGATCCTGATCCCCGGGAACCGTCCGCCGAGCCACCCGCCCAGCGCCGCAGCCGTCTTCCGCGCCAGCGGAACCACCGTCCCCCGCCAGAAAGCCGCATTGGCCTCGCGATAGTTGGCGTAGGTCGCATCCCCGGGAATCCCCAGCAGTTGCGGCGGCACCCCGAACGCCAGCGCGATCTCGCGCGCCGCGGCATGCTTGCCGGCGATGAAATCCATATCGGCGGGAGTCCAGCTCATCGGCTTCCAGTCCAGCCCGCCTTCCAGGATCAGCGGCCGCCCGGCGTTCACCGTCCCGGCGTGGCTCTCGTTGACCTGCGCCCGTAGTCCCTCGAACTGCTCGGCCGTCAGCCGCTCCCCATCCTTCGCCGCATAGACCAGCGCCCCGGAGGGCCGCGCAGCATTGTCCAGAAGCGCCTTGTTCCAGGCCCCCGACGCGTTGTGCACATCAATGGCCGAAGCCGCCGCCTCCAGCGGCGAAAACCCGTAATGATCGTCCGTCGGATGAAACAGCTTCAACTGCATCACCGGCATCCAGCCGTCGGCCGCGCGGCCGATCCGCACCGATCGTCCATCGACGGAATAGTCATACGCCTCGGCCCAGCCGGCGCGTCCCGGGACCACCTTCACCCGGTCCGGTCGCAGGGTCCAAAGCTCCTCGGGCTCGGCCTCGCCCACCGCCTCGGCATAGGCGTTGCCCGCCGTCTGCAGCGCCCCGTACAGCGTCTCCAGCCACTCCGCCCCCGACTGCTCGGGATTGGGTCGCGCCAGCAGCCGGGCCAGCGGGTGGTTCTCTGTTCTCACCCCATCGGCGAACAGGACCAACGGGGTCGACGCCGCCGCCTCCGCGATCATCCGCACGCAGCGATAGGCCACCGCGTTCTTCCCGAACCCCTCGACCGCCAGATGGGCGTAGTCGCGCGGCGTCCACCGCGCCCGCCCGCCGCTGGTCAGGGCGATCAGCGCCCCGGCCCGGCTGTCCTTGATTTCGGGCGCGGTTTCACGCCCGCGGCGACCGATCGGCCAGCGCAGCTTCTGCAT